TGTTCTTCCTAGCCTTGTCCAAGTCCTTCATGCTCAGGATCGGCGTGTAGTTGCGCCAGTCGAATGGGTTGTTCATTGCCCCCTCGCTTTCAGCATAGCGTCTGCCATCTCGTATGCTTGGTCTGCCAAGAACTGTTTGGTATCCCCTCTTGGCATGCCATCCTTGGCAATAGACCCCTGCATCACCTTGGCTGCAAAGTAGTCACGCAGGGTCATGCCGTCATTCTGCAAATTGTGCAATGGCGTTGGGAACGCTGGCCCGCCTGTGTTGATGTTGTTCATTCAATCCTCCAGCAGCGGTAGCCTTCTGTCGTGCCGCGCACGGTGAACTTCACCCGATGCTTCTTGCCATAGCGCATGGCGGCGACATTGACCGCTGTGCGCTTGACATCAGCAGGGATCAAGAAGCTGTCCCCCACCTGCATCTGCGCAAAAGGGAACTTGGAAGGCATAGGTACGTTTGAGTCGATGTTCATGCGATCACCTTTTGCAGTGCAGCAATCAGATCCCTAGCCTGCTCGGGCGTCAGGATGGTGCTGGCGCGAGAGCGAAGCAGGCTGATGGTCAGCCAGATTTCGCCTCCTTCGTTGTCTAACATGACGGCGTCGCCGTCGCTCGTGCGGATGTAGTGTTCCATAGTGGACTCCAGTTGATTGATCGAGCCGCCATCATAGCGTGTAAAAAACTTTTGTGCAGAAAATTTTTTCGTGTATCATCAGTACCATGCAACATTCAAACATCGTCGGCGGTTCAACCGCAAAGCGCGTCATCATGTGCCCTGGCTCAGTGAAGCTGGTGCAGAAGATGCCCCCACAACCGTCTAGCAAGTACGCAGAGCAGGGCACGATGCTGCACGACGTCATCAGTCGTATTCTGTCTGACCAGGACGTGGTGATTGGTCAGTACAAGCACAAAGACCACGTTCTAACTCAGGAGCTTTATGATGAGAAGATTGCGCCTGCCTTGGCAGCCCTCGATGCGGTCGATCCCTACGGTCGGATGGCGTACGAGGTTGAGACACGGGTTGGTTTTGGCAGCTTGTTGCCTGGCGTCTTTGGTAGCACTGATCTTGTGGGTCGGATTGACTCTAGAGCTATTGTCCTTGATTGGAAGTTCGGCGACGGTGTTGTAGTAGACGCCGAGGAGAACGCGCAGTTGATGTTCTACGCCGCTGCGGCCATGCGTACCGATGAGCTGAAGTGGGCGTTCGATGGCGTCGATGAGATCGAGTGCGTCATCGTGCAGCCGCCTGCGATCAGGCGCTGGGTGACGACCGTTGGCCGCATCAAGCAGTTCGAGCACGAGCTGATGATGGCCGTCAAGACCGCGCTCAAGGACGACGCGCCGCTAGCGCAAGGCGACCACTGCCGCTGGTGCGCGGCCAAGCCGATCTGCCCGCAGATGACCGGCGCTGTGGACCGTGCGATCAAGCAGCAGATCGTGCAGATGGATGTTGACACGCTGTCAAAGCATCTGCATACTGCCGACCTCTTGGAGGGATGGATCAAAGACTTGCGTGCGCTGGCGTTTCAGATGCTTGAGAAGGGCGTGGATGTGCCCGGCTACAAGATCGTGCAAAAACAAGCGCGGCGTAAGTGGACCGATGAGAGCAAAGCCAGAGAGGCGCTGCTCGACATGGGTCTTAAAGAATCTGACGTTGTCGAGACTTCGATCATGTCACCGGCGCAGGCCGAGAAGGCGCTCAAAAAGCGCTTTAGCGAACTGCCCGAGGACTTGATCAAGGCCGAGTCGTCGGGTACGACGCTCGCCCCGGTCAGTGATGATCGGCCAGCGGTGCAGTCGTTTGTCGGGCTGTCAAAAGCCCTTTCTAAACTTGGAGAAAAGTAATGTCCAATATCGTAAAGTTCTCTGGCGCTAACCTGCCTGCTGTTTCTAGCCTTTCCACCGCGCTGCGCACCATCGCCAACGATGTCAGCGCCTCGATCACGGCCATCATCAAGATGGACCGCACGGGGCACTGGGTCTTTGGCGCTGACCAGACGGAGGTTGAGGACGACGCCCGCTGGGCGGTCAACCCCTTCAGCTTTGTCCACGGCTTTATTGCCTGGGGCGACGGTGAGGTGCTGGCCGAGAAGCTGGTGCCTGTCACCGAGCCTCTGCCTGAGTTGGAGTCCGCACCTCCTGGAGCGAAGAAGGGCTGGGAGCCGCAGACCGGCTTTAGTCTGAAGTGCATCAGCGGCGGCGACGCTGGCATGGAAGCGCGGTTCACCACGACCTCGGTCGGTGGGCGGCGCGCAGTGCAGGCGCTGGCTGTCGCTATCGCGCAGCAAGTGGAGAAAGACCAGTCCAAGCCTGTTGCCATCGTGCAACTGGCGAAGGATCACTACACCCACAAGAGCTACGGGCGCATCTACACGCCGGTGTTCGAAGTGGTGGAGTGGATCGGCATGGACGGTGAGGGTGCTGCTGAAGAAGAAGCAGCGCCGGCTACCGGCCGTCGTCGTCGTTCGGTCTGATTGAGAACAGGGGCCGAAAGCGGATGCTGTGCCTTATCGGGAAACGTGCCGGTGACCAGCAGCCACATCGGCTGACAAGCACAGACGCAGCGAGTAGGCCCCGCCTTTTTTATGCGAGTTCTCATTGCATGTGAGTATTCTGGTGTCGTGCGTGATGCGTTCATCCGCGCAGGACACGAGGCCATGAGCTGCGATCTGCTGCCAACAGACGCACCAGGGCCACACTATCAAGGTGATGTGTTCGACGTCATCAACGACGGCTGGGACTTGATGGTTGCCCACCCGCCTTGCACGCGTCTAGCCGTCTCTGGAGCACGTTGGTTCAAAGACAAACAAGTCGAGCAAGCGCAAGCACTGGCCTTCGTGCAGCGTCTGATGGATGCGCCAGTCGAGCGCATCGCCATCGAGAACCCGGTGAGCATCATCATCAGCAGCCGAATCCGCAAGCCCGACCAGATCATCCAGCCGTGGATGTTCGGTCATGAGGCCACCAAGACGACGTGTCTGTGGCTTAAAGGGCTGCCGCACCTAACGCCCACGAACGTGGTCGGCAAAGGTGCTAGGCACGTCACAAAGAGCGGAAAAAGCCTCCCTGTCTGGTACAACCTGCCGCCAAGTGCTGACCGCTGGAAGATCAGATCGGCCACATTCAGGGGCATCGCTGACGCGATGGCAGCGCAATGGGGGTGAAGCTCTGGCTTGACTTCGAGACGCGTAGCCGAGTGGACCTCGGCAGCAAAGGCGTTTACAACTACGCGCAGGATGCATCGACTGACGTCTTGATGATGTCCTACGCCTTCGACGATGATGAGGTCGTCACATGGCTACCCGGCCAGCCGTTCCCACCAGAGGTGGCTGGGCACACCGGCATGATCTACGCACACAACGCCGCTTTCGAGCGGCTGATCTTTTGGTACGTGCTCCAGCAGAACTTCGCCTTAGAGCAGTTCTACTGCACCGCCACGCAGGCCCGAGCCAACTGCGCCCCTGGCGGTCTTGAGGACGTGGGGCGCTTTGCAGGCGCGTCCATGAAGAAGGACCACCGTGGGGCGCAGCTCATCCGGCTGCTGTCTATCCCACAGGCCGACGGCAAGTTCCGCGAGGACGCGGCGCTCATGCAGGAGATGATCCAGTATTGTGAACAGGACGTCCGTGCGATGCGCGAGATCAGCAAGGCCATGCGGCCACTCTCGGCCGAGGAGCTTGCCGACTACCACGTCAACGAGCGCATCAACGACCGTGGCGTGCTGGTCGATGTGCCGCTTGCCAAAGCTGCCATGCGCTACGCCAACGACGAGCTGATCGAGATTGAGGAGCGCGTAGCAGAACTCACCGACGGCGAGATCACCAGCGTGCGCAGCCCTAAGATGCGCGAGTGGGTGCTGGCCCGCGTGGGTGAGCAGGCCAAGAAGCTGATGCTCGTCAAGGACAAGTATTCGATTGACAAGACTGTGCGAGCGAATCTGCTTGCGATGGGAGACCCCGATGAGATACCGCCCGCTGTTGCCGAGGTTATACAGTGCGCCGACGACCTCTGGGCGTCGTCAGTTGCGAAGTTCAGCCGCATGGCAGACCTGGCAGACGACGAGGATTGCCGAGTCCGTGGCGCTTTTGTCTTCGCTGGGGGTGCCGCCACTG